GAAGAAGGTCAGGTATCTCTTCGACTTACCACTACTATAACCGAAGACGGTAATATAATTTCTAAATCACATCATAGAGAAGTGAGATTATTAGAAGACAGTGTAGAAGACCTCCCAGAACATATATCCGGCTCAATAGCGGCTTATAGAGCAGGTCTTAGTTGATTCTAAAAAATAACTACACTATATTTATATAGACACCGATAAAGGGTGGATGTTTATATAAACATTTCTTATATTTAATAATCAATAACAACTCAACGTTACATAACCAAAACATAGCTATGTCAAACGAACCAATACAACTAGAACAAGAAGAGCTAGATCAAATTGCTCAAATTCAACAAGTTTCTGCCAATATTACAATGGAATACGGAAACATTGAATTAGCAAAAAAAGCAGTAGCAGCCCGTACCCAACGAGCTGATGAAGCTTTAGAAGCCCTTCGTGGAAACGAACAAGAATTGGCTACAACTCTAGAAGAGAAGTACGGCCGAGGTTCTATCAATCTACAGGACGGTACCTTCCTACCAGCTCCAGTAGAAGAAGTTCAGGACGAAGAAGAGTCTACCGAAGAGGTGTCTGCTGAGTAAGGCAGACCCTCTAAGGGTTTTTTAGATTGTTTAGATCTATTTATTTAAGAATCTTCCTAGTTATTTAATTATTTGTTTGGAAGATAATCGTCATATTTATATATAAGAATCTCAAAAGAACTTAAAAAACCCTAACATGGCAGAAACAATTATTTCACCTGGTGTATTTACGAGAGAGAATGACTTAACTTTCGTTGCACCTGCTCCCGCCGAAGCCGGAACCGCATTTATTGGTCCAACAGTAAAAGGTCCGGTTGAGATCCCTACTGTAGTTACATCCTACGGACAGTATCAAAGAATCTTTGGATCTACTTTCGAATCAGGATCTACAAAACAAGAATTTTTAACATCGATTGCAGTACGTAATTTCTTTAACCAAGGCGGTTCTACTGCTTTAGTTAGTAGAGTAGTATCTGGGGACTTTACCCGTGCCACTTCTACAAAGATAACTGCTTCTGCTGTGAGTCCTGAACCGTTTACTTTAGAAACTTTAGGTGAGGGTATTATATTTAACAACTCTACCGGAGTTGACGATCCAGGTGCCCAATTCGTTAGCAGCAGTGCTTTAGTTTCCGGGTCAGCAGATAACTTAAGATGGGAAGTTTCTAATGTAAATAATGCCAACGGTACTTTTACGCTTTCAGTAAGACGTGGTGACGATAGTGCAAAAGAGAAGATAGTACTTGAAACATTTACTAACTTATCTCTTGATCCTAATTCTCCTAATTACATTGCTGCCAGAGTAGGTGATCAAGTTCAAACCATCTCCAGTGATAGTACTTATATTCAGATTACAGGTTCTTACGTTAATAGATCTAATTATGTAAGAGTTGCGTCAGTTAACGACACTCTAAACTACGTAGGTACTGACGGTCTAACTGTAGGAACAGATAGTGCCGGAGTTTCTTATAGTGGTTCATTACCGATCGCAAGTTCAGGTTCGTTTCATGGTGCTACAGGAGATATTATAGCGGGTGGCGATACCTACTATAACGGATTTACAACAACCAATATACAAGGTCTTGCCGCAACTGATTATGCAAATGTAATTACTTTATTAGGTAATAAAGACGACTTTCAGTTCAATGTAATAACTGCACCAGGACTTCTAGCTCATTTAGCTAACCATTCCACACAAGTTAATGCAATTATTTCTTTAGCTGAAACCAGAGGAGACTGTATAGCAATAATTGATGCATCCGAACAAGGTGATGCTCCAAGTACAGCAGTAACTAATGCTAATGCTCTTAATAGTTCTTACGCAGCTACTTATTACCCGTACGTTCAAGTCGGTACTGAAACAGGTAAGAACCAATTCGTACCAGCTTCAGTAGTAATACCAGGCGTTTATGCTGCTAACGATAACAGTTCAGCTCCTTGGTTTGCACCTGCAGGTCTAGTAAGAGGCGGTATTCCTGGAGTACTTCAAGCAGAAAGAAAATTAACTAAAGCACATCGTGATACATTATATGATGCCAATGTTAATCCAATCGCTACTTTCCCTGGAACAGGTATTGCAGTATTTGGTCAGAAGACATTACAGAAAAAAGCAACAGCTTTAGACCGAGTAAACGTAAGAAGATTGTTAATCGAATTGAAGAAGTTCTTCGGAGATCAAGCAAGAAACTTAGTATTCGAACAGAATACAATTGCAACAAGAAACAGATTCCTTGCAGCAGTTAATCCATATCTAGAATCAGTAGTACAGCGTCAAGGACTTTACGCCTACAGAGTAGTAATGGACGACACTAACAACACAGCCGACGTAATTGATAGAAATCAGTTAGTAGGTCAAGTATTCATACAACCGGCTAAAACAGCAGAATTTATAGTACTAGACTTTACTATAGAGCCTACTGGAGCCTCATTCACAGCATAATTTAAACCTACGATATTTATATAAAAATAAAGCACTATGGCAATATTAGACGCAAATGAAATCATGTTTAGAGCATTTGAACCCAAGGTTCAAAATCGCTTTGTTATGTACTTTGAAGATATCCCTTCCTTAATGGTAAAGACGGCGAGTGCTCCTTCGTTTTCTGACGAACCAATAAAACTTGATCATATTAACAGCTATAGAAAGATTCGAGGTAAGAGAGAGTGGAATGATATGGACCTCACACTTTATGATCCAATCACTCCTTCTGGTGCACAGGCAGTAATGGAATGGGCCAGACTTGGATACGAATCAGTAACCGGCCGTTCCGGCTATTCAGATTTCTACAAAAAAGACGTAACTTTAAATCAGTTAGGTCCTGTAGGAGACATCGTTGGTGAATGGATTATTAAAGGTGCATTTATTACAGATGCAAACTTTGGTACATATGATTGGACGTCTGCAGATGTGGCAGAAATTTCATTGACTCTGTCAATGGATTATTGCATCTTAAACTACTAAGATATTATTAATTAACTTCGAGAAGCTTGGTAGGAATACCAGGCTTTTCCTTTTTTTAAAAGCTTCTATTTATTATAGAACAAGTTTTAACTAATTAAAAATAATGGATAATAAGTTTCAATTCCCAACCGAGGTAGTTGATCTACCCTCTAAAGGTCTGTTGTACTCTGATGATTCTCCACTATCCTCCGGTAGGGTAGAGATTAAGTACATGACTGCCAAAGAAGAAGATATACTAACAAATGTTAACTATCTAGAAAAAGGAATAGTAGTTGATAAATTACTTCAATCTTTAATCGTCACTAAGATAGACTATAATGATTTATTGATAGGAGATAAGAACGCTTTACTGGTAGCAGCACGTATCCTTGGGTACGGAAAAGACTACACAGTCAGGTATGGAGGAAAAGAACATACAATAGATCTCACCCAGCTAAAAAACAAAGAAATAAGTGAAGACCTTTTCGAAAAAGGAAAAAACGAATTTAGTTTTTCTCTGCCAACTTCAAAGGTAGAAGTAAAGTTTAAGTTTTTAACTCACGGGGACGAACTAGGAGTACAAGAGGAAGTTCAAGGATTAAAAAAACTAGATAAAGAAAGTAATCCTGAAAACTCAACCAGACTAAAGCATATGATATTATCAGTTGACGGAGAAACTAATCCTGGTAAAATACGCCAATTTGTTGATAACTATTTTCTAGCCTTAGATTCCAGAGCTTTTAGAAGCTACGTCAATGCCATACAGCCGGACGTAGACCTTACCTTCCACCCGGACGGGGGACCGGAAGGAGGTGTCGATATCCCAGTAGGGATCAGCTTTCTTTGGCCTGACGCCGGATTATAGAAAAGTAATATTTGATCAAGTACACAGTATAGTCTTTCATGGTAATGGAGGATATGATTGGGAAACGGTATATAATATGCCTATTTGGTTACGAAAGTTTACTATACGGTCAATAAACGAGTACTACGAAAAACAAGAAGAAGAAACTAAAAAGGCTAAAAGTAAACAGTCTAAAACCTTGCCCAAAGGACCGGCAATAAAAAGTCCTACATATAATACAAAGGCTCGTCAATAATGCGGGCCTTTCCTATTTATATGTATATATGTTTATACTATGAATGAAAGACTAGAAAGATTATTACAAGAAATTACCGATCCTAATAGCAAAGAGGCTGCTAAAGCATTATTTGAGAGTTTGGCCGGTACAGCAAAGGAAGGTGATAAGATTGAAGCCGCTCTTCTGGCAGTTCGAAGAGCATTTGTTGATGTAAATACACAAGCAAGAGAATTTACTCAATCGTTTGCTGCAAGCTTACAAGAAATTACAAAATCTAGTATAGCCATAGGTCAGGCAAGAAAAGCTCAAAAAGGCCTGCTGGGAATATCGCAAAAACTTCAAGATAATATAGACGGAACCAACCGACTTAGTGCTAAAGAACTAGGAACTTTAAGAACTAAAGCCGGGATAGAAAAGCAACGGCTTATTGATTCTTTTAATTTTCTCAAAAATGAATTTGGTTTAAAGGATTTAACAAAAGAAAATGCAGCCGCACGTATAGAAGAGTTAGAAGCTGAAAAAAAGATAAATGAAGAACAAGCATCAATTCTAAGAAGTGGATTTGAAGATTTTGGTAATGTAGATAAATTTATAGAAAGCATAGACTTAGCAACTGCCGACCAGGAAGAATTAAATAACATGATGGGTCTTAGCGGTGTGGTCTTAGATAACCTTAGCCGTATTGGTGTTCGAGCGTTCGGAGGATTAGGTCTTAACCTAGGAGCATTAGAAGGAAGACTAAAAGAAGCAAAATCAGCAGCTATAGAAA